TAATTCCCTACTTGAACGATCAGAAAATCTTCAAAGGGCAATTAATGATAATTTAGATAAACAAATCAAATCTCAATACAGTCATTTTACAAGTCGTATTGATAAATTAAAGAATGACGTATTACAAAATACAAGACAATACTAATGAATATATTTGACCATATTAAAAATATCACAACTAATAAAGGAGCATACTTAGGAGATGAAGGTTGGAACAACTGGATGATTAATCGTTTTCTCAGTATGGATCCTGATTATTGTGAAGTAGTTAATGTTGTTCAAAAGAATACTTGGCAAATGAAGGGCGAACACCTATACAATTTGTATAAGGATCTTATCCCCAAACAATACAAGTATCTTAAATATATTAAGCCTAAAAATAAGAAAGATTATGATGCTGGCGAAGTAGAAGCAGTATCATTGTATTTCGAAGTAAGTAAGAAGGAAGCTAAAGAATATATTTCAATGCTTCCTAAAGACGAATTAAATAATATAATATCACAAATCAATGGAAAGTAAAGAATACTATTATACTGAAGATGAGAATGGAGAATTACACCAAATAGACTCAGTTGTAAGTTCAATTATTACTCAGTTTACAACAAGAGCTATTATGGGAAAGAAAAAATATGGTGTTACTTTAGACCGTACTGATTTATCTTTACTTGAGTGGATTGAGCATGCTAAACAAGAGCATATGGATGCTATCTTGTATTTAGAAAAAATTAAACAAGAAATTAGTGGGAAAGAAAAAATTAACTGAGGTTGAACTTAAGATAAAAAACCACCAACAACCTGAGGTTAATCCTGCATTTCATAAAACTGTATCTTACTCTCAATATACTATGTGGGCTTCATGTCCTCATAAGTGGTATTTAACTTACATAGAAAACAAACAACCATACCAAGCTAGTATTCATACTGTATTTGGAACAGCATTTCATGAAACTATACAATCGTATCTTGAAACGATGTATAATGTAAGTGGAGCTGCAGCAGACAGAATGGATTTGGAAGAATTATTCCAAGCTAAATTCTCAGAAGTATATTCTAAGGAATATAAAAAAATGGGATCTCATTTTACTACACCTCAAGAAATGGGAGAATTTTATGAGGATGCTGTTGCTATAATGAAGTGGATTAAGAAAAATAGAAATATATTATTTAGTATTCGTCGAGTAAAATTATTAGGTATTGAAATACCAATATTAACAAATGTTGCTAATAATGTATTTTTAAAAGGATTTATTGATTTTGTATTGTATGATGAAGATTTAGATAAAATTTATATATATGATATCAAAACATCAACACGAGGATGGGGAGATAGAGAAAAGAAAGACGATAGTAAAATTGCTCAAGTGTTATTATACAAGGAGTACTTTTCAAAACAATTTGGGGTCGATATTGAGAAGATTGAAGTCGAATACTTCATTGTCAAACGAAAAATTTGGGAACAATCAGAATACCCAACTCCAAGAGTCCAATCATTCAAACCAGCAAGTGGTAAAATCAAACGAAAGCAAGCAATAGATAATTTTAATAATTTTCTTAAAGATTGTTTCGATGGTTTTGGGAAACCACAAATAAAATCGTACCTTAAAAATGTAGGCGAAAGCTCATGTAAATGGTGTCCTTATAATGATTCACCAGAGCTTTGCGACAAAATCATAGTTTCTTAAAAATTTATATATTTATATCCGAATATATAAAAACTACAAACTATGGCAGAAAAAATGCAATTAACAAGTGTAAAGGTGCCTGAATCGTTATTTGAAGAATTCAAAATAGCCTGTGTTAAACATAAATTCAGCATTCAAAAATTAACAGAGCGTGCAATGTATTTATATTTAACTGATGAAGAATTTCGTAAAACGGTACATAACCAATTAAATACACAATTGAAAAAAGAAGACTAACTAAGTTATGAAAGAAGGTTATATTAAACAAGAGGATAGAAAGAAAATCCTATTACTTTGTGACGATATTAGAATGACGAGCGGTATATCCACTATGGCTAGAGAAATAGTAGTGGGTACCGCTCATCATTTTAATTGGGTCAATTTAGGAGGTGGTGTAAACCACCCTGAAGAAGGTAAAAAATTAGATATCTGTGCTAGTACTAACGAACACGCTGGTATTGAAGATTCTAGTGTATTTATTTATCCTGTAAAAGGATACGGCACTATAGAATTTGTACGTCAGATAATCAAATCTGAAAAACCAGACGCAATGATGATCTTTACAGATCCTCGTTATTGGATTTGGTTATTTCAAAATGAGCATGAGATAAGAAAACAAATGCCTCTTATTTATTTAAACATTTGGGATAGTATTCCTTACCCAATGTATAATAAATCATACTACGAGTCATGTGATGCTTTACTAGCAATTAGTAAACAAACAGAAAACATTAATAGGGTTGTATTAGGGGAGGTAGCTGAAGAAAAAGTAATTAAATATGTTCCTCATGGAATAAATGAAAATATTTTCTTCCCAATTACTGAAGATAAACCTGAATATTTAGCTTTACAAGAGTTTAAAAAACAATTGTTTGGTGATAAAAAATATGATTTCACATTATTATATAATGCTAGAAACATAAGACGCAAATCAGTACCTGATTTGATGTTAGCATGGAATAAATTTCGTTCTCAATTAACCAAAGAACAAGCAAGTAAAACTTGTTTAGTAATGCATACTCAAGTAAAAGATGAGCATGGTACGGATTTAGAAGCAGTACGAGATATGATCTTTGGGAAAGAAGGTGGAAACATTATCTTCTCTCAAGGTAAACAACCAGCACAAGTAATGAATTTACTTTACAATGCTTGTGATGCAACTGTATTACCTAGTAGTAATGAAGGATGGGGTTTAAGTTTAACTGAATCTATGATGTGTGGCAAACCTATTATAGCTACAGTAACAGGAGGTATGCAAGACCAAATGCGATTTGAAGATGAAAAAGGTGAGTGGATTAAATTCACTGAAGAATTTGGTTCCAACCACAGAGGTAAATATAAAAACTGTGGTGAGTGGGCATTCCCCGTATTTCCAAACAATTTAAGTTTAGTAGGTTCTCAACCAACACCTTACATATTTGATGATAGAGCTGAACCATTTGCTATTGCTGAACAAATTTCAGTAGTATATGGTCTTAAAACAATAACACCTCAAAACTTTAAAGAAAGAGGTCAAGCAGCTTATAAATGGGTAACATCAGATGAATCAATGATGTCAGCTAGATTGATGTCTAAAAATGTTATAGACGGTATTGAAGAAACATTTAAAAAATGGACTCCAAGATACACATATGAATTAATTCCTGTTGAAACCCCTGATCAACCACAACATTATAACCCTTATTTAATAGCAGAATAGTTATGAAACCAGTTATAGCAATTAGTTGCCCAATAGATACATTTAGTGGGTATGGAGCAAGATCGAGAGATGTAGTTAAAGCACTTATCAACTCAGAAAAATATGAAGTTAGAATTCTATCACAAAGGTGGGGCAGTACTCCATTTGGATTTTTAAAATCATCAAACCCAGATCATAAAAAAATTATTGATTGTATCCAACCAAGTAATAATAAATTAGAAAATGTTCCTGACATTTGGATTCAAATTACAGTACCTAACGAATTTCAAAAGGTAGGTAAATATAATATTGGTATTACTGCTGGTATTGAAACAGATTTATGTGCTACTACTTGGATTGAAGGATGTAATAGAATGGATTTAGTATTAACTTCATGTAATCATTCTAAAAAGGTATTCCTAAATTCAAAATATGAACAACGTAAAAAAGATAACCCTGAAGAAGTTGTTGGAATAATTGAAACAACAGTACCAGTAGAAGTATTATTTGAAGGAGTTGATACTCAAATTTATAAAAAAACAAATAAAGTTGATGAAACTTTAGACGATATATTAAAAAGCATTCCTGAGCATTTTAATTTTTTAGTTGTTGGTCATTGGTTACAAGGTAATTTTGGGGAAGATAGAAAAAATATGGGTGGAACCATTAAAGCATTTCTTGAAACCTTTAAAAATAGAAAAATCAAACCAGGACTTATTTTAAAAGTAAATGGTGGTAATTATTCAATTATGGATAGAGACCAAATGATTGCTAAAATAGAAGAAGTTAAATCAATGGTTGATGGGGATTTACCAAACATTTATTTACTTCATGGTGAATTAACTGATGATGAAATGAATGGTTTGTATAATCATTCCAAAGTAAAAGCAATGTTAAGCTTAACTAAAGGTGAAGGATATGGTAGACCATTAATTGAATTCACTCAATCGCAAAAACCAATCATAGTAAGTGGTTGGAGTGGACATACAGACTTTTTAGATAGAAAATATAGTGTATTTGTGGGTGGTGAAATTAAACCTATCCACCCTAGTGCCGTTGTTGAAAATATGTTGATAGCAGAATCAAAATGGTTCACTCCAAATTATGATCAATCAACATTAGCATTAAAAGCAGTTTATGCAGATTATGATGAATATGTTGAAAAAGCAAAGAGACAGTCGTATATTTGTCGAAATGACTTTAGTTTAGAAAAAATGGAAGAGAAGTTAATTGAAATTTTATCTACTTTAAATAAAGCTGAAAATGACAAGTAAAGAGTTTGTAATTTGGTTGAAGGGATTTACAGAAGGTGTACATGAGTATAATCTTACTCCAAAACAATGGGATACATTAAAAGAAAAATTGGAAGAAGTAAATAATACTTCTAAAACACCCCCTTGTTCAGGACATGATCAAGAAAGCTGGAATGAAGAAGAATTAGAACGTAGAATGGATATTATAGGACAGAATGGAAACGAAGGTCTTCACTACAACGCAGAAGATTTAGGTGGAAATTGGGTTACAACAACA